ATGATCGATGCTCGCGCCCTGATCCAGACCCACGGCCTCGACGCTGCAAAGCTGCTCGTCACCGACAAGCGCGACCGCCAGCGACTGGATATTGCTGCGGCCATGCTCGCCGAGACAGCGGATACCCTCGGTATTTGCCATGCGGGCTTTGCCTTGACGGCCCTGCCGCACAAAGAGACCAAGGAGACGCTTTGGCGCCGGGACGGTCACCGCGTCACGCTCCATGTCGAGAGCGGCCGGGAGCGTGACGGCTCGGCGATCGGCATTCCGTACGGCTCAAAAGCCCGGATGATCTTGATCTATCTGCAGACGCAGGCGGTCCGCCAACAGTCCCGCGAGGTGGAGCTTGGCCGCTCCATGCGGGCGTGGCTGACGGCCATGGGCATGGCCAACACCGGCGGTGCCACCTATCGCCTGGTGGCCGAACAGGCACGACGCATCGGCGCCTGCCGCCTTACGTTTTTCACGGACACCGCCGGCGGCGAGCTGCGCACCAACGGGTCTTTCGTCGAAAGCGAATTCAGCCTTGCCGGCGCGCTAAACGAGGCGCAGCCGATGCTTTGGCAGGAAACCGTTGTCCTGAACGAGGCCTTTTACCGCTCGCTGGTCGACCATCCCGTACCGGTATCGGAAACCGCCCTGCAGCACATCGGCAGCAAGAGCTTGGCGATCGACGTCTATATCTGGTTGGCCTACCGCCTCCATGTGCTGACCAAGCCGACGGCCGTTTCATGGCCCGCCCTGTTCGGGCAATTCGGCGCCGGCTTTGCCCTGCAGAAGCATTTCAAGCCGAGCTTTTCCGACGCCCTGCGCGATGCCCTTGCCGCCTATCCTGATGCCCGGGTTGAGGTGGAGGAGGGCGGTCTACTCCTCCACCCCAGCCGCCCGCCGATTGCCAAGCCCGCCGAGCGGCTCGGCCGTTACTGATTGGGAATCTACCGACCGCACGCGCGCAGCCTCGCCCGCTCGCGGCCATAGTCCTCGATCATCAGGGCCAGCACCGAGCCGACAGGCAGGCTGTCCAGCTCGTCAGCCGCCCGGGCTTGCTGTTCGCGGTTGTAGACCACAGGCACCGGGCAGACGCCGGTGTCAGAACCCGCTATCGCGCAGCCGGCGAGCGACAGCGTCGCGGCCGCGAGGAGCGGCAGCCGCTGCCTGATCCTGTGCATGCAGCACCTCCAAGGTCTTGGCGTTGATCTCGGCCACCGCCTCGGCCCGGCCGGCCCGGCGCTGCGCGCCGAGCAGCGAGGCGAGGGCGACCAGGCCGGCGGCCGCCCCCAGGACGTAAGGCGCACAGCGCGCCCACAGCGCCCCCAGCATCACAGCACCGCCTTTCGGGCATCATCCCGCCGGCGCCAGAGCATGTAGCCCACCACGGCCGCCAGGACGGCCGCCGCGACCCATCCCGCCGACAGGTTGAGGCCGAGGTCGGGCAGGCAGTCGACCAGATCACGCACGGCCCCGCTCGCCTCCCGTGCCTGCTGCGCGGCCGCGGTGACGCCGGCGATCGTCAGGCCGACGCCACCGGCCTGCACCGTGCGCGACTTTGCGAGCGGCTTCATCGCCGGCGCCTCCTCGACCGCCTGCGCCATCGGCGCCGCCAGGGCCGTCCGCCAGGGAGCGCCCTGGAACATCGCCACTTCGGCCGCACGGCGGGAGACCAGCCCGGGCAGCTGCGTCTTCTTGCCGTTGACCGTCGCATAGACCCAGCGGCCGAATTGCTCGGCGGCGCCGGCGGCGTCACCAACGTTCAGCCTCTTGAGCAGGGTCGAGCTCGTGAAGTTGCCGGCACCGAGGTTGAAAACGAAGCTGGTCAGGGCGACCGCCTGGTGCGGCGCCAGCGGCACCGTGACCAGGCGGTCGACCTGCGCCCGCGCCTCGGCAAGGTCGGCCTGCAGGTACTCCTCGGCCTTGGCCGCGGTGATCACCTGCCCGATGCGCACGCCCTTGGTGTGGCCATAACCGATGGTCGGCACGCCGGCGGGGCAGCGGTAGGCACTCAGGTGCAGGCCTTCGAAGTGGCGGACCAGATCCGCCAGGTCGGCCTCGGCGCGCGCCGGCGCCGCGATCGTCGTCTCAGACATACGATTGCTCCAGTTTGAAGGGGAGGGGAGGGACTGCGAACGGCGTTCGCAGCGTCAATGCGCCGTGAGCAGCGCCAGCAGCTTGGTCGCGGCCGCGCCGGCGGCGCCGCCCATCAGGGTCACGGCCGCCAGGAACCCGCGGCCGCGGTCGCGGGCGCCGCGGAGCTCCTTGACGTCTTTCTTCAGCTCGCCCACTGCGGTGAGCAGCTGCTCGACCGTGGCCGCGACGGTGTGCATTTGCGCGGTGGTTTCATCGGTCCTCGTGAAGAGGGCGCGCGACTGGCGCACCAGCTCCTCGACGCTCGCGTCGAGCCGGCCGAGCGAGCGGCTCAGATCGTCGACCGGCATGTTGATGGTCTCCATCTAAGAGGTCATGTGCGTAAGGCGACGGTGAGGACAGGGCCGAGGAGCAGGCCGTAGAGCCCCTCACCCCATTCCTGCGCCGTCCGGAAGCGCCAGGGCAGCGCCGGCATCACCATGGCCACCAGGTAGCCGGCAGGCATGGCCAAGCCACCCAGCACCACCCACAGCGGCGGCAGCAGTTGCGACGGTTGCAGGGCAATCGACAGGAAGGCCAAGCGCCCCATGCCGGCCAGCCACAGGTACCCGAGCTTCTGTGGCCGCGGGATCTTAGCGGTCCAGCTGGCCGGGTAGGCCGCGGACGTCTCCTCCAGGTTCTGCCCGGCGCTTTGTGGCAGCAGCACCATGCCGAGGGTGGCGGCCGCCCACACCCGGGCGAGCACCTCGATCGGCAGCGCCGGCGCCAGCCACCAGGCGACGCCGGCGACAGGCACACCCCATAGGAGCGCCCGCGCTCCTTGGGTACCGAGCCACGAATGCTCGGTACCGCGCTCCCGGCAGGCGAACAGCAGGACGATCGACACGGCGGTCGCGGCGATCGCGTTGTCGACCAGGACACGGACGACCGCAGCCGCCGGAACGGCAAGCGCGGTCAGCCAGCCGGCGAGCGCCGGCCAGAGATCAAAGATCATAATGCCTCCGGATATGACAAAGGCGCCTTATGGGCGCCTGATCGGTCAGAGTTGGAGTGTTGTCTCGCCGGCTATTGGGCGGGCCAAGCCACCGGGAAAACTGCGTCAATCGCCAGAGCGTCGCCGGCGACCCGCGCCCGCTCCACCCGCACCAAGGCACCGCGTCGCGCGCCCTCGATCCTGGCATTGATTGCTGTCCATTGCGCCGCCGTCGCGGCGACGTCGCCGGCGACCTGATCGACGGGCACGCCAAGCGCCGCGGCCTCGGAATCGAGGTAGGGAAACGGCCCGTCACCGCCGGCGATGAAGCGGTCAGCCTCGGCCTGTTTGGCGAGGTAGGTTCCTTCCTGGCCGGTGGTGACAGTGATGTATTTCGCCCGCTCGGCGCCGGCCTCGCTGTTGATCCGCTCGACAGCCGCCGCCGCGGCCTGGTCGGCACGAGCGGCAAGCTCGCTTGCCGAAAGCCGCCGTTCCTGCCACCTCGGCCGCGCCTCTGTCGCCTCCAAAATCCAGCCGGCCCGCTCTACCACATGCCCAGCAGGAGATTCCGGAGCGGCGGCATCGACCACCAGCAGATAGCCGGTGTCGGGATAGCCTCGGTCGGTCAGGTCAGCCAGCTCGGCTGGCGACAGGTTGAGTGCGGTCAGCCAGTCGGGCAGCGGGACCGGCGATCCGATGCGCGGCGTCCGCTCGGGCAAGGTGATTTGTAGGTACATGGGGGCCTCCGTCATGTTGGGCCAAAATACCGGACCGCGGCGAAGGGGGTCACCGTGCGCACACCGCTGAGACCCCACCACCACTTACTGGACGGGATGCTGGCCGCGTCATAACCGGACCAGTTTTCCGTGAATATTCCCGTTACTGTGCCGCTGGTGCCGTTATTCATGTTCCCGTTAAAATATGCGTCTGTGCCACCTGTTGCGGTGAAGCCGGCTACAGTAACAGTGCGGGAAACGCTGGTGGTGTCGTAATTGATCTGATCGGAAGTGACACATGCCAACCTCCTTATGCCAAGTCCCGCGATGCCGCCTCTGCCGTAGCTCGAACCGGCTTGTTGATCGAGGCCAGTCTGGCCGCAGCCGAAGAATTCGTAGATGCCTGCCGTGGGCGGGGACCACGTGCCCACGCCAAGCAGGAAGAACAACATGCCTACAGGGGGCTTGGCGCCCCCATCCTGCTTGCTGGCTGCCGGAAGCCCGACCAATTGCGGGGCTCGCGGTAGCCCGGTCAGAAAGTCCTGCGCCATCAGCGGAGCGCCACTTCGGCCATGATGTCCAATCGCGCCGGCAAAGCCGACAGCGCAGCCACCAGGGCGACGATCAACGCGCTGTTTTGCCCCAATTCCCAACCCGTATCTGGCAGGCTGGCTGTCGCCGGGTCCTGCGTCCCGCCCATGAGCGGGACAGCCGGGGTGGCGTCGGCATTGCCAGCCGAGGGAGCGATGGCCCGGCGGGTGCGCTGGGAGACCCGGAACAGGCGAGCGCCGGCTGGCAGTGCGGCGTCGGACGTGAAGGGCGCGCCATTAACCGTCAGCGTCGTGGCGGTGACAGCGGTGATGACGGTCAGCAGGCCCGTGTTGGCTTGCGTCGCCGATCCCACGTTACGAGCGGCAGGCGGGCCGAACAGCATGAAGGCATTGCCTACTGTCCATCCATCGGCGATGAAGCTGCCGGTCTGCCGGGTGACGGTGCTGGCGGTCAGCGCCATCGTGCCGGTATTGCTCAAGTCCTGTGTGGTCAGGCGCTCGCCGATGTAGATCAGCAGCGACTTGGCCACGCTGTCCGAGCTGGACACGCTGCCGCCAATGACACGCCCGCCACCCTGGCGGATGCGCTGTCGGACGGCGTTTTCGCCGGGCAGAGCCACCTCTCCGGCAATCGCCGCGGCAACGCCAGCCGGCAGGCAATCCACCACGATCTTCGCGGCCGTGCCATTGCCGGCGGTCAGGTTTTCCGTGGGGAAGCCATATTCCAGAGGGGTATTCAGGATGCTGGACATAGGACGAAATCCTCAGAGCTTGTTGCCGACTTGGCCGAGCGCGGCCATGCGGGCGAGTTGATCCAGGCGGTAGGAGAGGCCAGCAGTGGGGTCGTTGTTGGGGGGAGGCAGGGCCCGGGGCGCCGCGAGCTGCTCACGACCGTTGATCTGTTGCGTGATGATGCCGGCCTCGGCCGACGTGCCGATCAGCAGCGTGTCGCCGTGCAGGGAAACGGCTTTGATGTTGTCGTTGGAGATGGCGCCGAGTTCACGAACGGACACGTTGTCCAAGAACATCGTCTGACCGCTCGCCGGCGTGCCGACGAAGCCTTGCTCAACGGTAATGGAGGACTGTGTTGGCGTAATTGCCGCAATCACGTCCACCATGGAAGTTGAAGAGGTATCAACAGAAATCAGGACTGTGGCAGTAGCTCCGTCTCGTACTCGCAGCCGCGAAACCGGAGCGGTGCCGACACGATGTTGACCACAAAAGAGGTACGTCTTCCCAGGAGTAACCGAAATTGTTTGGAACATTGGATATCCGGCAACGCCGCTAGACACACTCCGCAATTCACCACTGACCGCGGAATATGAACCTGCGCCTGCCGAACCGACAGACCATCCGGACGAGGTGGTGTCAAATCTGCCATTAGTGACCAGTTCCGATCCAACCGCCACACCCGCCGCGTCCTTGTAATCGATCCGCCGCAGCCCGGCGAACACGCTCACGCCGTCGCCGGTCGCCACAGCCAGTTTGCCGGTGGCATCGTCGAAAGACAGGGACTGCACGGCGTTGGACGTGCCTCCCAGGAAGGCTTTGGCGCCCTGGTCGAAATACCCCCGCTCGTCGGCGTACATCTTGGCGATCTGCGCCGGGCTGGGAGCGTAGGCACCAATGCCTACCATGGCGATTTTGCCGTCCCAATCACCAGATCCCGGCGTCAGGCAGCCAACTCTCAAGACTGCGCCCGGAATAGACAGGTCCGTGCTGTTGGGGGCCGAGTAGACCGGGGTGCCGTCCGCCCATAGCTCCAGCACGCCGGCACGCCGGCAGAGGATCGCCTGTCGGAAGTTGGCGCCGTTCAGCGGAGCAGTGGACACAAAAGCGAGCGTTCCGCCGGACACCGGGGTGACGACGGCTGCAAAATTGCCCGCGCCATCCGTACCGACTGCAAAGCCCTTACCATTCGGATCAAGGATCGAGAGGAAGCGGTCCACAAGCCCGCCGGCACTCACCCAAGCCCGGACATAGAAATCTCCCGTCCCGAAGTTCAGATCCGGGTTACCTGCCGGCTGCTCCAGGGAGTTGTTGGCGTTAAAGCCGGACCACGCGACCACGTCACCGCCGTTGACGGCATTGCGCTGCAAGGTGCCGTTGACGATCAGCCCTTTACCGCGATAGCTGCGGTCAGGGGTGGCGAGGCGGCAGGACACGTTGTCATAGTCGGTGTACTGGCCCGAGACTGTCGTCGTGAACAGCCGCACCACCGACTGTGTTGTGGTGGCTTGGAAGGTAATGGCGCTCGATGCCGAGGTAGATGTACCGGTTGCCGCAGGGGCAAGCTGCGCAGACTGATCCGCGTTGGTCACGTCGACATAGTAGTAATTGACGTTCCCAGCCACGTAATCGAACGAAAGCGTGTAGGTTTGGCCGGGCGTGGTGCTGAAGGTGCGGTAAGCCCCCGCCCCGGAGGTACCCGGTGACGTTACGCGCAGGCGCCCCGATACCACAGAAAGCGCCGCTCCGTTGCGGGCCGTCCATCCGCTGGTGTCAGTGTCAAAACCACCATTCGCGATAAGCTCGCCCGACTTGACAGACACGTTATCCGCTCGGAACGATAGCCCGGCGGGCGCAGATGCGTTGCCCTCGTAGAACCGTAAACTTACGGAGCCAGAAGAAATAGTGGTAAAGGTTGTCGAAACCATTACAGTCCCGGTAGTGGATTGCGTCAGTGAAGTGACGCTGGATACAGGCGCTCCGGCTATTTGCAGCACAGGAGATGATCTGCCGCTGACCTTTTCCAGTTCTACGCTGACCGTGTACGTCAAACCGGAGGAAACTGCGATGGTCGTGACGGCTGCCGGAGCACCACTGCTCGCGGTTGCTGTAACCTCCAGCTTCCCGCCAACAGATGCAATGATGGCGTTTTCTGCGGTCCACCCACTGGTGTCCGTCGTAAACGTGCCATTGCTGACCAGCTCCGTCGAGCCGGTGATCGCGCCCGTCGCGCCATCGCAGAGCCACGCCCCGCGAATGTCGCCCGGCATCCAGCCTGTGGCGTAGGAGGTGGTGGCATAGGCCACCATGCCGTTGGCCGGAGTGGTGATGTCTTCGGATAGGAAGGTTAGGCCAGACGTTTGACCAAGGGCGCCAGGAGAAACTGTACTAACGAAGGAGTTAGCGATGTTTCGGATAGAACTAGTTCCACCGTCAATGTAGTATTGCCGCCATGCCGACTCAGTCATGTCGGAGGTCGGAACTGGACCGTAAAACACAGCTCCCTGAGAAGTGCGAGAGCAGGCTATGCGGTTGTCGGAGATAAACGCTACCTTCGAGTATCCACTTGCGTAGGTGATGTCCCAGACGTTCCCATCGTGCCGGATCACCGACACACCGCCGGCAGTTGCCACCGCGACAGTCGGCACAGGGAGACCGGCAGCATCCAGCGGGGCGCCTGGGAGGACGCGGCAGTCGAGGCCGTTGACGTTGGCGTTCACAATGCCTTGAGCGCCGGTTACGATTGTTTCGGCCACCGAGACGTTACGCGTGCCGATGCCCTGCCCGGCTTGGCGGAGCGATGCCCCGCTCGCAAACCTTCGGGTAATCAGGTCGGCTGTAAAGCAAACGTCGTATAGACCCGCGCCGGCCGTCCCTGCGGTGCCGATGTAAATGTGCCCGTTTTTCGCGGTGACGCAGGATGCCGGGTAGCTTCCTGGGCCGAAATTCAGACCGGAGCTATTGCCGACCACCATCCACATCCGCGGCGCGCCGTTGGCATCAAGGTCAAGCGCATCGTAGATCGTGAGCTTGGTCTGCTCCGCGACGATCAGCGCAACTACCGGGAATTTCCGCCGGGCGCCCCTGTTCGCCGTGTTCAGCAGCTCGTTTTCCCAGCTGGTCCAGCCGCAGCGGTCAATCCAGGCGCCGCCATCGGTGTCCTGCCGGGTGTCGTAGACACAGCAGTCCACGAGCGTCGTGGCGGCCAGCACCTGCTTGGACAGGGCCGCGATGACGACATTCGAGGCCGAGCCCACCCACTGCTGCGCCTGCGTCGCATAGCCGGCGGCCGCGCTACGAGCAGCTTCGGTTCCGGCTAACGCCGTCTGCGCCGCCCCCCTATCCCCTGCTGCGGCAGAGGCACTAGCCGCCGCTGCCGCAGCTGCTGACTGCCCATCAGCTAGCGCCTGCTGCGCCGCAGCCAGAAACTGCTGCAGCAAGCCAGATCCATCCTCCATTGCCGCTTGTGCCGTTTCAGCGGCCACCGCAGGCACTGCCTCGATCTCGTCGGCGACAGCGCCGAACAGGTCCTCGAATGGGGTGCGATAGTCCTCATACTTGCCATACTTGGCGAGCAGCGCCTGCAGCGCCGCCCTCACAGGGGTTGTTGCCATCCCACCAGCTCCTGAATTTCGATGGCCGACGACAGCCGCCGACCGCGGCTGCCGCGCGTGCGGATGTTCGTGGTCGGCACGCCGTGAATGATGGTCCGCGCCTGCGGCTTGTCGGCGCGGCCGGGGAAAAGGACGACGACCAGGTCGGCCGACCGGGCGACGTCGCGCGCCAGGTCATCCCACCAGCTGAACGCCTCGCTCTCCGCCAGCCCGGGCAGGGTCAGCCGCCAGAGGCGGTATTTGACCCGGGAGCGGCTGTTGATGAAGAGATCGCCGTTCGGCTGCAGGTGCTCGGCCGCGTCCACCCACTCCCATTCGTAGTCGAGTGCGAAGTTACGTTCCGGTTGGCGACCGAGGCCGGCGAATAGCCGGCCAACCTGCACCGTGCCGCCGGCCTGGCGGTCGAGATCGACGCGCAGGTACCGGGCGGCGCGCGGCGCCGGCAGGGTGACCAACGCGTTGCCCGGCGCGCCGGCCGAGGCCTGCTGCGGTGCCCCGCCGAGATTGATGCCAAACGGGCCGAAGCCGAACGGCGTGTTGGTCTCCCAGGGCGGTACGGTCCGATCGTCGATCGGGTCGGTGAGGCCCTCGTCGTTGCCGACGCGGATCCGCAGCCCGTCCGAGACCCCGAGATTGTGCGCCAGGACCATGACGTGACTGAGCGGTACAGGACTGCCGAAATCGGCCTGCAAATGCTCGATCGGGCCCGCCCCGCGCCAGAACTCCGACGGCCGGAGCGACTGCACACAGGACGGGTCGAGCGCCACCCCCTCATCGGACACCGCCGATCTCGACGCGGTGACGGTCGCCTTGTCGACCAGGTTGTCGAACAGGAACAGGCAATGATCAGCGCGCGCCATCGGTCACAACCAGCGACGGAGCGTCACGGTCTGCCGCCCCTCGCTGTCCTCTTCCAAGCGCAGGATCAGCCCGGCGCCGGCATCGATGCCGTGGGCGGGCAGGGACAGCCACGCCTGACCGGCGATGTCGGCTGTCGAAAGGTCGGCCGTGGTCGGCACGTCGATATCCTCCGTCTCTACACCGTAGAAATTCGCCATCGCGGCCGCCAAAGCCTCGGCCGCCGCGCGATCGTCGAGGCCGCTGTCGATCTCCAGCGGCTCGGCCAGCGGGTGGCGGTCGGCCGACGGCGTCGCCTGGCGCACGCTGCGCCACAGCTCGGCCCCGAACGCCTTGTTGTCCGCCGGGGCATTTGCCGCCATGCGGTCGGGGGTGATGGCTCCGCCGGCATTGAGCCGATAGCGCACAACGATCTCGCTCGGCGGCACTGCATCCGGTTTCCAGGTCGGTCCGTTCTCAGGGTCGACGGCGGCGGCCAGGATGCGCGCGCCGATCGCCGGATCGGTCGCCACCGTCGCCGCCGGGCGCGCCAGCTTGTAGGGGGTGACCACCCCGTTACGCCGGGTTCGGACCCCGCCCATGAAGCTGGCGCAGATGCGGTCGCAGAGATCGCGGCAGGTGGTCGACTCATCGACCGGCCAGCCCATCACCGCCGTGGCGCCGAGGGTGGCGAACGCGGCGTGATCGAGGCCTTCCACCCCGGCCCGCGCCAGTACCGCCGCCAACAGCGGGCCGGCGGTGCTGGCGCCGCCGGCGAAGCCGCTGCGGGCACTCACCCGCAGCTGATGGATCGGCTCGCCGCCGTACCACAGCACGCCGGCCGCCTTGTCGACCCACCATTTGCCCTGAGCCGGCGGATAGGCCGTGGCGGCCGAGATCGGGTTGCAGCCGTCGAGGACCTCCAGCACCTCGGCGACACCGTTGACCGGGTCGAGGTGCCAGCACGTCACATTCGGATCAGGACGGTATGGCTCCATCCAGCGCACCACGCCGATGAACTGCGGCTTCACCTTGCCCTTGGCCGTGGCCGGCCCCTCCAGCCCGCCGGTGCCGGCATAGGTCGGGGTGGCGAAGCGCGCGGTCAGCAGCTGCTGCGGGTCGGCGGTCGGCACCGTGACCTGACTGCTGCCCCAGCTGTTGTCGCCGCGCAGCTGGCCGCTCTGCAGCAGCTGGTAGGCGGCGTACGGGTCGCCGTCGCGGCCGCGCAGCGTCCGCACCGCCCGGCCGTCCCACAGGCACCGGCGCCACAGCGCAAAGCGGCCGGAGCGGTGCAGGTCGTCGTCCACCTTGAAGCTGAAGCCGCCGGCGACGGCGAGAGACACCCCGCCGAGCAGGGTGTCGCCGTAGGCCTGCCAGCTCATCCGGTAAGCGATGTCGAGCCGACCGTCATAGCGGCGGTTCGGCGCGTCCGGATCGTCGGCCGGGAAGGTGATGGTCCGGGTGCCGAGGCGCAGCGGCACGGGATCGCCGGTCAGGCGGGCCTCCGGCTCCGCCTCCACCAGCCACACCACGGCGCCGCTCACCGTTTGATCACCGCCTCGAAGCGGCCGTACGCCGCCGCGCGCGCCTGCTGCCGGTTGCCCTGCTGCAGGGCCGTCCACACGTTTTGCATCACGTCGATCATCTCCTCAAAGCGATCGGCAAGGGCGCGGTGGCCGCTGCCGATGGCATCGACGATGCGGGCGACGCCGCCGCCATCGTCGGCCGTGGTGGACGTCGCCATCCGGCCCTCACCCCAGACCGACGGCCGCAGGCCGCGGTTGAGCGCCCGGATGCCATCGGCGCCGCCGAGCCCGGCGGTTGCCGCCGCGGTCAGCACGCCCTCGCCGCCGGCCAGCTTGACCGGCCGGCCGTTGGCGTAATAGGCGAGCACCGAATCCCGCCCATACACGCCGTTGCCGATCACGCCGCCGGTCTCGTAGGTCTCAATCGACCAGTTGCCGTCGGGGTGCTGCACCCACTTGTATTGATGCCCAGCCTCGCCACGGTACTCCCCGGGCCCGGCGTTGCTGGCCGGGACGCTCGCCCCCGCCTTGCCGTCCCGGATCTGCGTCAGGATCTCGGTCTGCTTGACCATCTCCTGATACTGCCGGTCGCCGGTATCGGCGGCGGTGGCCTGCTCGGCCGCCACCCGCTGCCAGACGGCGAGGATTTGCGCCCGCTCGGCGTAATAGGCGTCATTGCCGCCGTTCGCCCGCGCCGACAGCTCCATCAATGTCTGCCCGAGCTCGCCGATCTTTTGCGCCAGGTCGGCCTGCTCCGCACCGGTGGCACCATTGTAGCGGGTGAGCAGGTCGGCCCATTGCGCCTCGGCCTCCGTCAACCCGGTGCCGGCATCGACCCCCGGCCCCGAGATCAGGCTCTGCGAACGCCGTTCGGTCAGCGCTTGACTGACCTCACGCGCCCGCTGCGCCGCCGTTCGCAAGGCGTCGGCCTCGGTTTTGAGCGCCTCGATCCTGGCGGTCTGCTCCTCCTTCGTCTTGTCGGCCGCCTCCTGTGTCGCCTGCATCGAGCGGGCGAGCTCGCCGAAGCTGCCGGTCAGCAGCCCGGCAGCCGTTTTGAGCTCATCGGAATCGAGTCCGCGTAGCACCGACTTGGCCTGCTCGGTGATCAGCTCCGTCGCCTTGGCGGCGGCGTCCGCCACGCCGACGGCGGCGAGGTTGCGGCGCACCGTCTCCTCGCTGTCGGCGATGGTGGTGAGACTGTTCAGCCAATCCATCCCCTTGGCGCTGTTGAGCTGCTCCTGATAGCTCTGCAGCGCCGCCGTGCGCCGCTGCTCGGCCTTCGCCGCGGCGTCTGCCCGCACCTCGGCCTCGGTGATCGAGAGGTTCCAGCGCTTGACCGCCTCGACCGTCGCCTCGGTCTGCGCCGCATACTGCGCCTCGGCGATTTCGACGCTGGTGAAGCTCTGCCCGGCCGACAGGAAGGTCGAGCGCAGCTGGTGCTCCAGGATCGAGCGGTAATTGTCGCCGAGCCCGAGCCCCTGCGCCCGTTCGAGCTCGGCGTCGACCGCCTTGTATTGCGAGGCCTGCGCCTCCTTCGCCCGGGCGGCGACACCGGCGAGCGACTGGTCGAGATCCTTCAGGCCGGCAGTCGCGTCGGCGATGCTCTTGCCGAGCGCGACGTCCTTCATGAACTCGTTGATGTCTTTCGACGTCGAGTTCTGAACAGCCTTCAGGACCTCATCCGAGGCCTCGATTAGCCCTTGGCTAACGTTGTAGCGGAAGCCGGCGATCACCGCCTCATCGAGGGTGTCGTAAGAGCCGGCGAGCTGCCCACCGGCGCCGCCTTCGCGCACGCGGTATCGGTCATCCTTGGCCTCGACGGCGACCCCGAATTCGCCGGCCGTCCTGCCGCCAAGGATCGTCACGAACTGTCTGGTCGCCGCGTCGATCGACGACAACAGCTCTTTCGCCTGCTGCTCATCCCCCTCGTTGTCGGTCGCCGAGGCGGCATAGGTCTGGTCGGAATTGTTGTACTGCACGGCGGCCGCAGCCGCGGGCGGACCCCGATCCTTTCCGAACAACCCGCCCAACAATTGGCCAGCGATGGCCACGAATGGGGCCGCGACCTGCAGCCCCGGGATGAAGCTCATCACCGCGGCGGCGGTCTGACCGATGCCGGCAACCGTGTTGCCGTTGGCGAAATTCATGATGGCGCCGATGCCGTAGCCGGCACCGCCCAGCATGTCGCCGTAAGTGACCCCGCCGGCATCGGCCGCATAGCCCAGCTGCCCGACGTCGTCGATCCCGGCCATCATTTCCGCCGTCGGCGCGCTGCCGCCATAGGCGGTGGTGTTGAGCCAATTGGACGCGCTGGTGATGCCGCCGCCGAGCTGGCGGTCGAGCCAGCCGCCGGAGGCCTGACTGAAGACGTTGCCGACGGTGAGCCCGCCGCTGCCCTGCCCCATCAGCCCGGAGCCGCTTTGCCCCACGGGGACATAGCTCTGCCCGCCGATGGTGACCGGCGGCGATTGGCCACCACCGGCGCCGGACACCGCTCCGACCAACGGCGTGATCACCGGCAACACCAGTTTCTGCCCGGCCATGTCGAGGGCGGCATTGATCAGGAAACGCCGGAGCCCCTTTCGCGCCGCGTCCCACAGGTCGTCGAAGGCCTTTCCGCCGCTCTTGGTCGCCTCGGTCAGGCCGTCGACAATGTAACCGCGAACGTCGTTCCAATAGCCCTTGGCGGTCTCGGCAATCCGCTGCATCGCCTGCGCCGCCTGCTGCTGCTGCGCCTGCGCGACCGCGGTGTCGACGTAGAGCTGCCGCTGCTCGGCGGACAAGCTGTTGCCGTACTTCTTGAGGTCGTTGATCGCCGTCAGCCGGGCGATTTCCACCGCTTTGGCCTCCGTCGACAGGTCCTGCAGCGCCAGCTCCTGACGGGCCAGATCAAGCGCATCCTGGCGGGCGGCGATCGTCCGGTTGACCTCGCGCTGCCGGGTGAGGTCCTGCTCGCGCTTGAGCAGGTCGTCATAGGCGAGGATCTCGCGTTCGGCGAGATCGAGGAAGACGCCGCCGCCGGCGACCCGGGCGGCGGCGAGCTTCTCCTCGGCGAAGGCGGCCGCCTTGACCTGCAGCTCGACGTCGGCCTCGGCGGCCGCGCCATCACGGGCCGCCGCCGCCACCTGCGCCAGGCCGTCGGCCCGCTTGGTCAGCGACGCCACTTCCTGCGCCCCGCCCTGCAGGGTCTCGGCCGCCTTGCGTTCGAGCAGGGCACGGCGCAGGGCATCCTCGGCGACCGTGCTGTCGCTGAGCGCCTTCTTGTGCGCCTCGTTCGCCGCCGCCTGCTGCATCGCCGCGTCAACGCCTTCCAGCGTCGCCGCAGCCAGAGCAAGCGCACCGCGCGCCTCGGCATCGGAGACGGCGACCAGGTCCTTTTTGCTCGCCTTTCCCTGGTTCTCCTCGCGGATCAGCGCGACCTTGGCGTCGCGCTCCTTCTCGATCGCCTGCACCGTCTGGGTGATGACGCCGGCGTTCGAGCCGTCCTCACGGGCAAGCTGCCGGGTGGCGGTGACCAGGCGGCTTGCTTCATCGCGCACCGCCTTGATCCGCTCGGCCTCATCCCCCTTGCTCGGCATTTCGAGCAGCTTGGCCGCACGCTGCGCCGCGATCGCCTCGGCCTGCGCCACCTGCGCGGCGACGGCGTCGGCGTTGGAGCCGTCCTTGTTGCGCAGGTTGCCGATCTTGGTCCGGGTGGTCTCAAGCTCGCTGTTGATGCGCTTGAGCCGCTCCACCGCCGACGGCGGTACCAGCTGTTCGAAGGCCTGCGACTGGTCACGGGTGATGCCGGCGAGCAGCTCGGCGTTGCGATCGCGCTCGGCCCGGCCGGCGCCATCGTCGGCCGCCGGCTTGTCCGCCGGCGGCGCCTCGGCGATCTTCGCGCGGATCGCCTCGACACGCTGCGTCATGACAGCGACGCTGTTCTCGGCCGCCTGCAGCATGTCGAATGCCATCATGCCGCCGTCGGTCTCGTACGACTTGGTGGCGGTGGCAAGGTCGGCCTGCGCCTTTTCGAGCCGCTTGGTCGCCCGCTCAAGCTGCGTCTCCAACGGCAGCGTGCCGAGGTGGCCGACGAGATTCTCATTGAAATCGGCAACCCAATCCCCGAACGGAATCGATGGGATCAGGCTGGAAATGATCGAGCCGACTTCGCGCGCCTTGATGCCGAGCTCGCCGAGACCGGCGCCGATCGCCTCCTTCAAGTGCGTCCAGCTATCGGACAGGCGCTTGTTCGCCCGCTCGGTCTCGTCCATCGCCTCGGCGGCGTGGTGCGTCTGGTCGTTGACCGCGGCGAGGATGACGCCGTGCGCGCCCACCCGGTCATTCAGCGCCTCGAACGAGCGGATCGCCTCGCGCTGCTGATAGTCGAGACGGATGTCGGCCGCCTCGAGCGCCGACGTCGCCGTGAGCGGGGCGTCGAGTGCGGTGGCGAGGGCTTTGGACGCGGCGGCCGCATCGCCCTTCATGTAGCTGGTCAGGTTCTGCAGGGCCTTGAGCGCAGGCTGGAATGTCTCCGCGGTCAGGCTGCGCACGCCGGTCAGGCTTTCGGCCATGCCGGTGATCTGGATCGCCGATTGGCGGGTGAGGCCTTCCTGCGCGAGCGCAAGCGCCTGGATCTGCGTCGCGGTCAGGCCGGCGGTGTAGCCGGTGCGGGTCAGCCGATCGGCGAGACTGGCGTTGGCCTGCTCCAGCTCGTCGGCCGCATGCACCGACTTGCCGGCAATCTCGATCAGGCCGGCGACCGCGGCAACATAGAGGTTGATGCGGGTGGCCAGCGTGAGAATCCCGCTTGCCATGCCCAGGCCAAGCCCTTCCAGGGCGTAGCGCGCGATCGAGATCTTGGCCTGATGCTCGGCAAAGCCGACAAGGGCTTGGCTGGCCGAGTTCTGCGCCTCGGCGGTCTGTTCCAGCTCGGCCCGGTAATCCTCGGTGGCGCCGCGCAGGCGCTCCATATGGGTCAAGACATTGTCGATGACGGCGCCACCGGCCCAGGTCACCAGGGCATAGCCGAACAGCTTGACCATCGACACGCTGTTGTCGACGGCCGCCGCGGTCGAACCGGCCGATTCTGCCAGGATATCCAGGCTGTCGGCGGCGCGCGCCACGCCCGAGGCACCCTGCGCCACCACGGCCATGCCCTCGCCGACGGTGGCCAGGCCGGTGCCGGCCGTCGTCCCGGCCTGGCCGACGGCGACAAGCGCGGTCGAGGCCTTGCCGGCCTGGTCGGTCAGCAGCTGCACATTGCCGGCCTGCACCACCACCAGCCGGTCGAGCGATCCCATGGCCTGCCCGAGGGCCGCGGCGTCGCCGGTCGCCGCCTGTGCTCCGGCCGACAGCGCCAGCAGACCGCCGCCGGCGGCGCGCGCGCCGGTATCGACCGCCTTGATCTGCGCCGCGGTGGCGGAGACCGCCGGCGCGGTGCCGGCCAGGGTGTTGAGCGCGGTCGAGGTCTCGGCCGCCATGGTGCGAACGCCGTTCGCGACCGAGGCCGAGGCCGAGGCCACGCGCGCGCCGCCCTCGGCGACGCCGTCGAGCACCTTGGCGGCCGACGACAGGCGATCGAGCGCGGTCTGGCCGTCGGCCGCCATGCGCTCCAGCTGCTGGCGCAGCTCGTCAACGCCCTGGCCACGGACCTGAAACAGATACTCACGCATCGCCTATCCCTCGGAAAACTGGTCATCCCCGCCGGCGAACGCGGCATCGAGATCGAGCCGCCGCGGCAGGCGCGCCTGTGGCGTCAGCACGAACATCAGCACCCCCTGCGCCGCCCGGCCGGCGGCGACGCGGCGGCTGGTGGCGCTGCGGTAGCCCTTGCCGGACAGGGCCGGCGTCAGGAAATCCATGTAGAGGAGGCCGCTGCGCCCATCGCGGCTCGGCACCAGGCGCAGGGCCCGGCCATACATTGCTTCGACTTCGCCCGGGGTCATGCGGCGGTGCCCGCCCCGGCCGGAGCGTGGGACGCTGGGGGTGGGGATCGCCAGCCAGAAGCCGTCGGCGCTGCGGATCGTCACGCCCTCGGCCCAGGCCGAAATCGCCGCATGGGCCCGGGCGCCGCGGGCGATCACCATGCCCGCCGGATCGAGGCTGATGCCGACGCGGGGGTAATAGACGCTGCCGACCATCGAGGCGGCATTGGTGCCGGGGAAGGCGGCCGACAGCTGCGCCCGCAGCCGCTCGGCCGCCCCGTCGACCAGCTCGTGCACACTGGCCGTCACCCCGGCGGCGAGGTCCTGCTTGACCTCGCCCACCCATTCACGGAAATCGCCGTCGCCCATTGCGGGTCTCCTCAGAACTCGCCGAGGTCCCCCGAGGGAATCGAGCGCTCGGCGGCATCCATGATGTCGAGGGCTGCCAGGACGATCGCCGGCTGGTCGTAGAGCCCGCCGGCGAACGGCAGCGTCGGGTGGCCGGGCAGGTCGGCGACGCTGCCCATGCCGGCGACGACGCCGCGGCGGCCGCGCCAGGCCATCCATAGCTCAAGCAATGCCTCCTCCTCCGGCCCCACCAGATGCGCCGGGTGCACCCGGAGCTCGGGGAGGCCGATGAAGGGGAGGCGCCAGGGATCGGCCTCTAGGGGGTCGTCGGGGGTGGCGCACTCGCCGCCGTCGAAGAGTCGGGGCCGGAGGGCCCAGACGACGGCGAGACGGAGTTTTTTGCGGTGTCCTCCGACGGCTGGATCGCCGCGCGAACCGCCCATCCCACCCGCTCGAAATCACGGTCGGACAGCGCGTCGACCGCACTCTGCAGCAGGTCGGTGCCGGCCGGCCGGGCCGGGAAGGCGAACGGCCCGTTGTCCCAGCCGTCGGCGAGCAGCTGCCAGCTCGCCAACCCCCAGAGCGCCACGAACACCTGCTCGGCGGCGTAGGAGGCGGCAAAGCGGCGGCAGGCCGGGGTGTCGGCCCGGGTGAGGACGCCGGCGATCTCGGCGAGGTCGACCTCGCCGCGCTGCATCTCCTCATGCGCCCGCACGAAGGCCTCCGTCTGCTCCGGAGTGACCCCGACCGTCAGGGTGGTGCCGAGCTCCCAAAAGGCGGTGATGCGCGCGACCTGCGCGTCGACCCGCTCGACCAGGGCCGCCTCGCTCTCCGGCTGCAGGCCGATCGAGCCGATCGCCTCCTTCATCAGCCGGGCGAGCTCCAGCGGCCCGGCCGAGCGGGCGCCGAGCGACAGCGTCTTGACCCGCAGCTGCGTTCGCTCGAAGGCATTCGGCACATGCAGCTTGTAGACGCGGCCGGGGAAATCGGCGGAGGGGACCAGGATCGGCTCCCCCGCCTTGCGCAAGACTTTCATGATGGCAGCCCTCAGAAGGCGTGGAGGGTGAACCACCGCTGCGGGCGGTGGGAACGGAAGGCCACGCCCTCGGCCTGACGGCCGCGCACGTCCTCATCGGTCGGTCCCTGCTTCTTGATCTCCGACCAGAAGCCGAAGCCGTTGCCGGCGCTGCCCCAGATCGCATGGAAGTGGCGCGGTGTGCCGGTCAGGAAGTCGGCCAGGTGATCGACCTCGTCGAGCGCCAGCATTTCCAGGGTGATCTTGCCGCCCGTCTTGTGCTCGGTGATGTCGCCCTCGTCGTAGCCCAGAGCCGCCGAGGCGTCGCCGAACTGGTCGAGGGTCGCGGCGAGGTCGAAGGTCATTTGCGAGAAGCGACCGCTCGGCCGGCCGCCGAGGGCGACGTCGGCGCCGAGCAGCGGCGGAGCGGTGCCGGCCTCCGGGCCATACTCGATGTCGTCGGGCAGGGCGGCGGGTTCGGGCTTGCCGGCCAGCACGCCGCGCGCTTGGTAAGACACCGACACCGGCTTGCCGGGCTCCAGTGTCATCGAGAAGCTGAACACCGCGTCGGTCATCCGCTTGCGCCGCGACTTGGTGGAATCGGCGGCGTTGCGCTTGTAGGCATGGGCGGTGACCCGCTCATAGCCATCGAGGCGCGGCGTATAGAGCCACCCGGCCGGGATGGCATAGCGCGACGTCGCGTCGGGCACGAGGCTGGCGTCGGCGTTGCCGCGGCGATCGAGGCCGAACGGCGCCGACAGCGTTGCCGTATCGGTGTCCTCGTCATAGTCGACGACGACGCGGCGCTGCCCGGCGCCCTTGCCCGCGGTGATCTCGATCACCACGCCGGTCGGGTTGCTGGTCAGCGGCGTTGCCGCATCCGCGAACGCCAGGGTCGGCAAGCCGCCGACGGTGCTGTAACTGGCGGCCGTCTCCGCCAGGGCCGAGACCTGCCGGCACTCCAGGCCGGCGCCGCGCAGCATCCAGTCCTCGCGCGGGGCGGTGCCGACGACGCCGGAACCGGTGAGGTTGCGGCCCCACTTCCACGACGCATAACCGCCGCCGGCATCGGGCGCGGCGGTGTTGGTCGAGTCCTGGTGATAGTTGGTCTCGTTGACGTCGAACGGCGTTTCGGTGGTCAGGTTGGAAACGCGCACGGCATCGGCGGCGGTGATCGCGGCGGCGGTGTAGGGCGCGGTTTGCACCGCCCCGAACAGCACCTGCGACCGGGTGCGGAAACTCATGGAGCTGCTCCGTCAGAAAAAGGTGAAGGGGTCGCCGGTCGGCGTGTCGAACTCGATTTCGAACAGGCTGGTGAAGGCGCGGCCGGGGTCGGCCTGCCAGACCATCAGCCGGTCGGGCGGCGGCGTGCCGGCCGGCCGGATCTCGACGGCAAAGGCGAGGTCGCCGGGGCGATCGCCGCCGCACAGCCGCTGATGGACCAGGGCCTGCAGCGTCGCCGCTGCCCGCCGGGCCACCGCCTCGGCCGCCTGGCGGGCGCCCTGGCGATCGGCCTGCGCCGCCGGCGGGAAGCTGACATAGCCGGCAACCGCCAGGGTCAGCAGGCAGGTATCGGTGTCGGTCAGCACCGTCTGATCGGTCGAGGCCGCGTCCTGGTAGATCACCAGGCGCGGCATATCCTCCTCGGTGACCGGCAGGACGCGGTCACGCTCGACCGGCACCGGCTGGCCGGCCAGCGTGAGGCCGGCGAGCGCCGCCTCGACGGCGGCGAGGAGGCGCTCGCTGCAGGGCAGGGGATCGTCCGGCATCGCCTACCCCGCCAACGCTGTGAGGGGGAGACGAATCTCGATCCCATGGATGCCGACCGGCTCTGCAGTCCCGACGTCATAGGAGCCGTCGGCCAGCACCAACACCGCCCCCGCCAGGTCGTGGCCGGCAAGGTCGCGGCGCCGGACCTGCACCGCGAGCGCCCGGCTTGCGCGACTTGCCGACAGAGCGAACGTCGTTCGCGCGAACGGCTGCTGCCCATGCTCGGCCGCCACGCGCCGCACGCGAACGACGGGGACCGTCGTTCCGTCCGCCGTCGTCAACGCGGCATCTTCGCCGAACTCGTCATAGACCTCGTCGACGACCTCGTTCGCCGTCGACATGGCTCAAGCCTTCCTGCCGCGCACCAGAACCCGGGGCTTGCGGCAGAAAAAGGTCGGATAGCTGGAGATCTCGAACTTGACCCAGCTCGGATCGTCGCCGCTTTCGAAGAACACCCGGACATAGTGCGGGATGCCGGGGCTGTTGATCCGCGAGAAGAACGGCGCCGGCGACCAACGCTGCTGAAACAGGCGGGACGCCGGCGTGGCACCGCTGGCCGGGTTAGCGCCACTCAACCCCAGCGGGAAGAAGTGGGCATCGCCGTCGGCGACGAACTCGACGTCCTCGGTGTAGCCGGTGTATTCCTCGAACTGGATGCCGCCGAAGTCGAGCGGCACATAGGCCGCCCGGTCGCGCAGGCGCTCGTTGTCCCGGTAATACTGGTACCCCTTCACCACGTCCGGGTGGCTGTACAGGTAGTCCATGAAATTCTTGCCGCAAAAGGCATGGACCTCGTCGACCTTCGCCTGCGCGCCCGCCCGAATTGCGCGGATGACGTTGGTGCAGTGCTCGCGCAGCTTGCCCTCGGCGGCCGTGAAGCTGATGTCATCCGGCCGGTCGACGCCGAATTTGTCGAACAGGTCTTCCAGGACGGTGACGCCGTCGACGTCCATCAGCTGGCCCTTGATGACGCCGAGCTTGTGGTACTCCATCGTGTTGCGCTCGTCATCGAGCACATCGTCGAGGTGCTCGCGGACCTTGTCCTGCAGCGCTTCCAGCCGCTCGCCCATCGAGCCGAACAGCAGGACGTCCTGCAGCTCGTCGGCGGTCACCGTGAACTCCTGGCGGAGCTGGCGGCTGTCGAACAGGATGCCGTCCCGCTTGTCGCTCACATACTCTTTGCCGGGCGCACCGCGCTCGGAAAAGGGCACCAGGGACAGGCTATGCCCCTTGCGCACCACCATGAACGAGGTGGTGATGATCGACTTTTCCTCGAACGGCACCAGCGACGAGATCTGATCGGGCACCAAATCCCGGTCGTTGATCTCGTCGGTCAGCGCCACCGTCGAGAAAAGCTTGTTCTTGAACAGATTGATGACGGTGTTGCCCATGGCGGTCAGCTCCGGACGACGATGGCACGGGCGTCGAGATCGTCGATCGCCTCTTTCTTTTGGGTGTCGGTGATGCCGTCCGGCCAGACCAGCCTTGCGTCCTTCACCTGCGCGACGCGGGCGATAACCACGCCTTTGACGTCGGCCGCCGTGGCGTCGCGGTCCTGGTAGAGGACGGCGACGGCCGTCTGCGAGCCGTCGTCGGCGGCAGGGTCGAGGTGGGTGAATTTGCGCGACACATCGAGACGGCCGAGCACGGTGCCCGACTGGTAGATCTCGCTGTGCCTGGCCAGAGTGACAACGTCGCGGCTGATGCCGTCGGCGCCTTCCGACTTGATGAACTCGCCGGGATAGCGCCCTTCCCTAATGATGGTCATGGATGGTCCTCAAAGGATGGGAGGAGGAGGGTCAGCGCCGGGGCAGGCCGGGCACCGCGGCACCGCCCGACCGCCCTGCGGCCCGAGCGGCGCGATTGGCCTGGATTTCCTTGAAGGTGAGGGGGGTGGAACGCTCCGCCCGGCCATTGCCGGCGCCGCGATCGGGCGGAACGGCGCCGGTGCCCAGGCCGGCCATCCGGGAGGCCAGTCCGCCGCGGTCGCCGGACGGGTTTCCGCCACCGGCGGAGGCCGAGGCGCCGGCCGGCAGAGTGCCGAGCAGCTGGATCACTGCCTTGGCCGACATGCTGGTGTTGATCGCCATCGACAGTGCCGCCTCGACGCGGCCGCGGGCGGCGGCCGAGGTCATGATGGTGCCGATGCGGGTCCGCTCGCGGGCCCGGGCCCGCGCCTCGGCCGGGGTCTCCTTCGTCGGCTCGTCCTCGACGGTGGTGTCGTCCTGCTGACCATCCTCTGCCGTGGTGTCGTCCTGCGTCTCGTCTTCCGCCGTGGTATCGTCCTGCTGATCCTCGGCAGTGGTGTCGTCCTGCTGCTCCTCGACGACGGTCTCGTCCTGCTGCTCCTCGGCGCGGGCGCGCCTGGTGCCATCAGCACGAACGCGCTTGTTTCCGCCGCCGAAGATGGCGGAGAAGTTGAACGGCTTTGCCATGGGGTCTCCTAGGGGTGAGCCGGTCAGACGCGACCGGCGAAGGCCTGCCACGCCTCGATGGGCGAGGCGACGGCATCGGCGAGGCGCGTGGACAGCGCCTCGCCGGTGAGGGCGGGAAAGGTGCGTGCCTCGGTCGCCATCAGGTCGGCGACCGACAGGCCGCGGAACCGGGCAACGTCGGCGACGAAAAGCTTGCGGATCGCCTCCAGCCAATCGAGCCAGGACGCGCGGGCGGCATCGCTCAGGGGCTCATAGGGCATCGTCTCGGCCTTGCGGGCGCCGGCGCGAAGGACGCTGACCGTCAGGCCGCCCTTATCAAGCGCCTCGGTAACGTCTATGTGCAGGCCGACAGCGCCGATCGACCCGACGCCACCGGTTCGCGGCACCGCAATCGACTGTGTCGCCGCCGCCAGCCAATAGGCGGCCGAGTATGCCTCTTCGTTCAGGATCGCCACAATCGGCTTGGCAGCGCGGGCGCGGAACACGGCGTCGGCCGTATCCGCACAGCCCGACACCTCGCCGCCCCCGGAGTTGATCAGCAGGACGACGCCCCGCACCTCCGGATCGGCGACCGCAGCCGCCAGCTTGGCCTGGATACCGTCGTATCCCGTCATGCCCCAATAGGGGTCCAGGCAGCCGAGGCCGTTCACCAGCATCCCCTGAATCCGGATGATGGCGATCCCCTCATACTCCTCGAAAGCGGTGCGCCGGCGCTTCATGACCGCGGCCTCGAACGCCGCGGCCTTTTCGGCGAAGGCGGGATCGTCGCGGATGGCGCAGGCCGCTTCGAATTTGCGCCAGAGGCCGGGCGCCACAAGCGCCGCGCTTTGGCCGAGCGGGGGCAAGCCCGTCGACGGCGACAGGGAAAAAGACATGCGGGCTCCGATGGGATCAGTCGGCGGTTTCGGCCGGAGCGGAAGAGGAGGGGTAGGACGCGGCGCCCATCAATTGGCTGACCTCGCCCCAGCTCGGCACCGGCAGCCCGAGCGATTTGAAAAGGTCGAGCTCGCGCTTGCGCTGATACAGGACCTCCTCATAGTCGAGCCCCTGCTCGGCGCATTCGCGTTCCAGTGTCGAGAGACCGGCCTGCAGGCGCAGGACAGCCGCCTTCGCTTCCTTCTCCGGATCGACCCAGCCTCGGCCGGGCCCGATCCAGGTGCTGTTGAGCCATCCGGCGGGCTCGTCCCAGAAGGAGGCGCAGCCGCGCGGCGGCACCACGTCGCCGATGTCCAAGGCCTCTTCCAGCCAGGCCGAAAAGAACGGCAAGATGAACCCCTGCACGAACTCCTCCCGCCGGGCGGCAAATCCCCGCCACACCTCGAGCAGCGCCGCGCGCGCCGAGCTGTAGTTGACCCCCGACCAGTCCTGCGACAGCTGCTCGTAACTGAGCCCGAGCGCCGTCGCGATGTTGCGCAAGAAGGCCTGCAGGAAGCCGGGAAAGCCCGAGTTCGGCCGGGTGGGCGCCAGCAGGACCGGCTGCTCGCCCGGGAACAGCACCGGCACATTCAGGCCGTTCATCTTGATCCGCGACCGCTCGTGGAAGCTCAAGCGGTCGGTCTGGTACTGCGACAGCTGGTCGCCGAGCCGGCTTTCAACCATCTCCGGATCGTAAGGCGAGGTGATGAACGCCCCCATCAGGGCATCGCGCACCGCCGTCTGCAGCTCCAGGTTCGAGGCCTTGCCGATCATCCGCAGCTTGTCGATCACCGCCGCCAGCGGTGGCTTGCCCCGGTGCTGACCGGCCCGCTCGACCGCATAGTCGTGGATGACGATGGGGCGCCCCCACGGTGTTTCCCGTGGCAGGCGGTCCCAGGTCCAGGCATCGAGCGCCGTGCTGGCGAACAGCGCGTCGCCGGGATGGGCCCGGCGAACATGGTAGTGCGCCGCCGCCCCGTCGGCGTCGAGCTCGACGCCGGCGCGCAGGATGTCGGTGTCCGGCCCGTCGTTGGTGTTGCACAGCCGGTCGGGATCGATGACGTGCAGGCAGGTCGAATAGCGCGACCCGCCCTCGCGCCACTGCACCACCCCCAGCGAGTCCCCATCCACCACGCGGTGGCGGAACGCGCGGCCGAAGACGCCGGCGAGGTTGGTCTGCCGGGTGGCGTCGGCCCAGCGGCCGGGATGGTTGGCGTAACGCTTGTATGCGGTTTCGATCTGCCGGCCGAGCTCGTGCGCCTCCTCGACGCTGATGCCCAGCGCCCGGTGGTCTGGCCGCGACTGGACGCGGATCGCCGCCCCCAGCACGGAGTCGACCAGGCGCTGCACGCCGCCAGTGATCCAGCCGTCGTTGCGGCCGTGGTCGCGGGCGCCGGCGACCAAGTCGCGCCGCTCGGGCAGCAGATCGCCGTCGGCCGACCCATAGGACGGGCGGTAGTCCTGCAGCTCCGGTGACTGGCGGTCGGCGCCGGCATAGGCCGCGGCCGCCGCACGCATGGTGCGCGGCGCCGCCACCATCGGCGCGCCGTCCACCCCCAGGAAATGCCGCATGATCAGAACGCCAATTGGATCGGGCCGCGCCCGGAGCGGATGCCGAGCCGGGTTTCCAGATCCGCGATGTAGGCGCGCAGATCGCTCACGGTCGCCGGGCTGTACTGCACGGTTTCGCCGGTATCCGCCCGCACCTGCACCTTCTGGCGGCCGATGCTGACACGGTGCAGGGCGTCGCGAGCCTCGCTCAGGTAGCGGCGCAGCCGCTCCTCGTCCTCGGGGATCAGGGCCATGTCAATCCTCGTCGTCGTTGTTGAGCGCCGCGAAGCGGTCGGCCAGCGTAAGCACGGCCGGCGGCGCGGGCGGGGCAGGGGGGCGAACGGCGTTCGCAGCCTCCGCCTCCGGCAGGGTGGGCGCACCCTCATCCGGATCGGCGGCCGGGGCGGCGAACAGGTCGGCTTGGCCGGTCGGGTCCGCCGGCGTCTCCCAACGCTGGCGCAGCTCCTCCCAGCGCTGGTCGGTGTTGCGCTTCCAGCCGAGGGCAACCGCGGCCGCCTGCGCGTAGACCTCGGTATCAAGGACCTCGTTGGCGGTGTAGACGCGATCCCAAAACCAGTTTTCGGTCCCCTTGCGCTTCGCCCGCTTTTCCGAGCAGAGCTGCCGGTAAAACTCGTCGTCGAGGCCGCGCGGATAGCCGCAGTAGCCCGGCGCCAGGGGGTCGTCCTTCAGCAGGCACCCGTAAAGCTGTCCCTTGATGACGGCAGCGCCGACGAACTGGATGGTATGGGCGGCCCGGCCGGTGACGGCCCGGGCGGCCCGGCGCTGGTTGCGGCTTTGGAGCATGACCAGGTCGGGGGCGAATTGGTCTTTCGAGCCGCGGACCATCCACACCCGTTTCGGGCTGTGGCGCTGCACCCAGCCCTCGACGTCGGCCTTGTAGGCGCCGGCGTCGATCACCAGCAGCTCCGCCTTGCGACGGTGGCCGAAGGCGTTGGGCCAGGTCTGCTCCAACAGCGCGTCCAGCCCGGCCCGGGTCGTCTCCTCGCGGATATGGCCGGGAATGACCTTATAGAACACCGTCCATCGCCGCAGACCGGCGCCGAACGCCTTGACGTGGCATTCGACGCGGTCGCCCTGGCAGTCGACCGAGATCACCAGGATCAAGCCGCCCTCCGGGATGGTGCCGAGATCATGGCCGATCTTGTGGGCCCGATCCCGGATCGCTTCCCAAGGCGGCGCCTCGCCGGCGGCCTCGAACCCCTCGCCGACCACCTCGTTCAGGAAAGTCTGCTCCGCTTCAGGGTTGCCTTTGGCATCCCAGTATTTCCGGACGATGGTCGACCAGGAATCGACGAAGGCCGACCACACGTAGAACCAGCGCTTTCGCCGCAGGGCTCGGGGGTTCTCGGCGACGAAACAGCCGGTCCCCTTCAGCCGCAGCCAGTCGGCGAAGCGGATCGGCTTCTCGCAGCCGGCGCACGGAATATGCGCGTTGGCCGCCGCGGCCTCCCGCGCGTCCTCCTCGCTCATCCCCTCGTCGCAGAACCGCTGACGGTCGGCCTCGGCGGCGTCGCGCATCGGCTCCCATTCCAGATGGGGGTGGACGATCTGGCAGTGCGGGCATTCCCAATGCCAGCGTTCCTGCGAGCCGCTTTTCCAGCCGCGCAGGATCCGGCTATTGTGCTTCAAGACCGGGTTCCCGACCTTGAAGATCTTCGCGGTGCCGGCGCGCAGATACGCCTCGCAGCGGCCGGTGGCGTTGTGCTCCGGATCGCCGGTGGTGCCGTCAGACTGCCACTTGTCGAGGTCGTCCTGCACCTGGCGCTTGATCGACACCTGCGACAGCGCCGACGACGAGGTCGCCGCCGAGTGCTGGACGAAGCCGCGGCCGTCGGCCCGTTCCTGGTAGTCCAGGCTCGCGCCGGCGTCGCGGCTGCGCTCCGGCAGCAGGCGCGACAGCCGCTTGATGTTCCGGATGAACGGCCGCCATTTCGTTCTCACGAACCGCTTGGCATTGGCGTCGACCGGGTGGACGAACATGCAGGGCCCGGGATCCTGGTCGAGGCTGGCAGCGATGAAGATCTGCGCCAGCACCGTGCCGCCGAGCTGAATGCTTTTCTTCAACCCCACTTCCTGGCAGGGATCGTCCGGGCCCAGCGCGTGCAGGATCGGCTCGTTCCAAGGGTAAGCGGCCGGGTTGTAGGCGCCGGGCGACGGGCTGTCGCTGCCGAACACGACGTTGCCACAAGCCCAGCTGTGGAGATCAATCGGCGGTGGCGGCTCCATCACCGCCGCGAAGGTCAGCCGCGCCACCTTGTCCGGATTGGCGGTGGCGGGAAGCAGAGCGCTCATTCCGCGGTCTCCGTCGTCTCGTCATCGTCCGCGGCGTCATCGTCGGCCGGATCGGCCGAGGCATCGACCACCAGGTCGGGCAGGGCCTCGCCCTGCGCCCGCGCCGTGCTGGCCATCGACACCCGCATGTCGCGCCACCAGCGGCGCAGCTCGACCAGGACCTCGTGCCGCTCGCAGCCGAGCTGGTCGCCCAGCTGCTGCGCCAGGTCGGGCAGAGCCACCTCGATCTGCCCGACCATGCCGGCGAGCTGACGAGCGAAGGCGGCTTTCAGCGGATCGACCAGCGCCACCGCCCCCTGCCGCTCGGCGAGATCAAGCTGCGCCTGCTGCAGCCGGATCGCGGCCTCGGCCGTCTTGATGGCGTTGATGCTGCCCGTCGGCGCGGCCCCCGCGCCCCCCGGGGAAGCTGTCAGGGTCGACGGGGTGTGCGTCGGCGCTTCGTCGAACGGCAGACTGTCGCGCACCTGGAAGCCGAGTTGTGCGACGGGATCGGTGTTGACCTCCATCGCCCGCAGCCCGGCGGTCAGCGGGATTTTCCCATCGTCCCGCTTCTGGATGCGGCCGGCCTGGACCGCCCTGGTGATGGTGCTCGGGTGCACCTTGCGGCCAACGACGCTGGAGTACGCGGCGGCGAACTCGCGCACGCCAAGGTACTGCTCGCCCTCCGTGGTCTCCATGGCGGCCCCTGTTGTGTCTGCTGTTGCCGTGTGTTGCGGGCGGCGTTGCGCGCAACGGGGTGTTGCATCTGTCGGCAACATGCGCACTGGCCAGACCGCGGTCCTTTGATGGCCCTATTGTCCCATCTCCCGGAAGGACCCAAACGCAAAGGGGTGGCCGGCCGAGGGCGGCAGCCTTCAGCCGGCCGAGTGATCCGGTGATTGGGAGAAGCGGCCATGAAAAAGCCCGGCCGGTGTTTCCACCGCCGGGCGCATTTCCACGACTGTCTAATCCCTATTCGGGGTTACCCCCGAGTGTCAAGAACATTTTGGCAACTGGCGCCGCCCATCGCAACGTAGAGGCCGAGGCCGGCCTTGACCACCTTGGCGGTCGTACCCTTCCGGCAGCCGCTGGTGCGGTCGATGTCGCGCAGCGGGACGTTCCGGCCGACCGCCGTCCAGATCACCTGCAGCGGGGTCCGCTTGCTCCGCCCGCCGACCGGCGGCGAATTCGCGTCGACGTACCGCGCCCATTCCAGCACGCGCTTGGCCGCCGGGTGATGAACGCCGCCGCCCGCGAGCTCGGGCTCGGACCAGCCCTTGCCGCCGTCGACCCGCTCGCGGGTGTAATCGATCGCCGGCGCCCCGCCGATGGCGCAGTCGATCGCCTCGCCGACCGCCCGCAGCTCCAGCCCGGCGAGATACTCGGCGTGGCTGATCGTCCCGGCGGTGCGCAGGCATTGCAGGATATCGATCTTCGCCGGCCGGCCGGCCCGCTCGGCCTCGGCCTCGGCGACCGCGCGCTGCATCACGAGGTCGAGCTTTTCGACCACGTCGCCGATGTCCGCGGCGTCGAACGCCGTTCGCTCAAGCCGCAGGTCCGTCCGGATGCGGCGCAGACTTTCCAGCACCGCGGCCCGGTCGCCGCGCAGCCCGTGGTCAGCCAGTTCCACGATCGCCGGCAGGAACGCCCGGGCGAAGGCCGACCCGTCGCCCCGCTCCACCACCAGCACGCCACCAGCCTTCCGCCCCGTTTCCATCACCCGCACTCCCTTTGCCAAGCCCTTGTCACGCTGTCACGCTTTCTGTCACGCCCTTTGTCACGTCTAACCCATTGATTGCATTGTAAACCTCTCTAACCGTGACAGCGTGACAGGCAAAAACCCCTCCATAATTCACGGGTGCGCTTGCACGCACGCGGCACTCTTATTAGGGGGTCGCAGGGGCTGTCACGCCGTCACGCCTGCGAAATTCGATGGAATATCAGTCAGATAGGCGTGACACGTCGCTGTCACGCTTTTGTGTCGCTGTCACGCCTACACCCCAGTCGCGCTCTGGAAGGAGGTCAGCGGGGACGCGCATGCAGCGCACCGACGGGCCGGCGAACCGCTCCGTCTTGTCGTGAGCGGCCACCCCCTCGCCGAGGCGCTTGAGGGCGCCGGCATGCCCGCCGCCAGCCCAGGGCGTGCCGTGGAAGATGCGCGTCAGCCCCGGATGTTTGTTGGCGACCAGCAGCGCCGATCCTCCGCCCTCAAGCTGGATCATCCGCATGCCGTAGGTGCGCAAGGCGATGTCGTTTTCGCCTTGTCCGCCGGGCTCCTCGCGGGCGCCGGCGATCAACTCGCCGATGGTTGTTCGCGTGCCTGATCGCCAATGGTCGGGGATGTGACCCAGCAAATGGTGCCAACACTGTTGGCCATCGCTGTCCTCGGCATCGGCTGCGCGAAGATCGTTTATTCGGGGTCGCAGGGGACTGAGCAGCTCCGCAATGCTGTCTGTGTCGGGTGGGTGATCATGGAGGAGGAGGTCCCGCCCTGCAAGCGCCGCGGCGAAAAGGTCGGCCTGGCGCCCGTCGCAGCCCGCCCCGATCAGCGCGGCACGGAAGACTTTGCAGCTCGCGGAGTAGCGCTGCGCGCCGAGCAGCGCCCGGGCGCGCAGGCGCGCGGAATTTGCTCGTGCCCAGGCGACGGCCGCGTCGACCCGCGCCGCGGCCTCGGGATCGCTGGTGACCTTGGCCAGGTCGAAACGCAAGATGCGGCTCCTATCCTGCGGCGCCAGGGGCGGGGGATTGATGCCCGCCATGAGCGCCACACCCGTGACGGTGTATCGCTTCACCTCGCCCGAGGGCGAACCGCGCACGATGTCCGCGCCGGCGCCGCCGCTCATCCGCCGGATCAGCCCGACGACTGCCTGCATCGCCCCGCCTCCGTCACTCTCCGCCTCGTCGAGGATGGCGACACGCGCCTCGTCGGCCAGCACCTGGCGCAGGCCGGCCTCGGAATACGAATTGAAGCCTTCGGCCTGCGGCCCCATCACGCCGGCGATGAATTTGCAGAGTTCGGACTTGCCCGACCCGTGGGCGGCCGCGATCTGGCCATGTGCGCGCCAGTCCGGAAAGCCCCCCAAGAGACCGGCACCGATGATCCCGGTTAGCAGCATCGCATCGGCAGCGCCTTCCCAGCGCCAGAGGCCGAGCAGCTCCTCGATCCGCCCGCCGTCCGCGGCCGAGGCCGGATCGTTGAAGTCCGGCACGTCGACGCGCGGCCGCGCCGGGTAGACCGATCGCCCTTCCCAATAGCCCGCCCTGTGCCACTCCATGACGCCGCCGGCGATGCGGGCGACGCGGTCGCCGGCGTGTAGGACGCACACCGGCCGGCCATCCTCCCCGGCACCTCCAGGCCACACCCCGCGACCGCGCAGGCGCAAACCAGGATCGAAAAGCCCGACAGCTTCGCAGATGCGGATCAGATGCCCGACGACGCCCCGCACGATGAAATCGTTGATCGGGTTGCCGTCCTTGTCCAGCCGCTGGAAGTTGGTGACCATCCAGCTCTGATCGCCGCTGAACAGGGACAGCAGCCCGTTAGCCGAGAAGTCTCGGACCTTCATCGACCGCAACTCGCCCGTCGGCGAAAGAAAGTAATAGGTCCCATCGTGGTGACCGAGCGGCTTGACCGGGCAATCGGCCAGATCGGCCCGGCGGGACGGCGGTTCGCCACCACCGCCACCACCGCCACCCTCATCATCCTCATCATCCTCAAAGACCGCCGGCTGCGCCGTCTCGACGACGGCGCGCACAGCGTCCAAGCCGCCGGAGACGACGCGCAAGGCGGGGCCGGCGGACGGCGATGCTTGCGGATTGACGCTCAAAACAAGCTCCCTTGCTTTCGAATTTCTGCGAACGTCGTTCGCTTGGTGACCGCCTCGGCGGGCGCTTCCTCGGCCTTCGGCCGATGGGTGGCACACCACCAGGTCGGCCCGATCCCCCACGCGCCCCACCGGCCACAGCCTGCGGCACACCAATGCTCGCGGGGGTCGGAGGGGGCGCGGCCGGTCATGCGTCGGCCGCTTCCGTGGGCTTGGCGCGGGTGTAGGTGACCACCCCATCCGCCTCCGCCTTCGGCCAGACCTGCTCGAAAGCGGAGGATCGGAACCGGGCGCCTCCATCGGGCAGGGCGCCACCCAGCTCCGGCATCACGCCAATGCGCGAAGCGACCATCCACCACCGGCCGGCAGCGACGTCGAGCGCATAGATCGGCTGTAGCGGGTCATTCCTGCGTAGGAAAAACTCGGGCATCACCACTCCTCACAACGGCAGTCGATGACGGCGCTGCGCCTCGGCCTTGGCCTTGATCGCGGCGAGGCGGGTCATGCCGAGGCGCAGCTCGCCCACCAGGTCGACCGCGGCCGGCTCGAACGTGTAGGCGGCCACCCGGCCGGCATCGCTGTCGATCGGCACCGGCCTGCGCTCCGGACAGCAACTCAGGGCGGGCGCCGGCGGGTTCGGACCCACATGGCCGCAGTTCGCGCAGATCACCCGGCTTTCGTCCGGCGTCTTCATGCGCACATAGGCCGGCATGGGAGGCGCGGCCGCCAGATCGCCGCCGACAGCGTAGACCTTGGCCGACCAGTCGGCGGCCTCTTCCCGCTGCCCCTGCGTCCAGGCCGCGACGTCCGCCTCGGTCAGGTCGACCGGCCCGGCCAGCACCAGCAGCAACAGGCACTCATGCGGCGAGGTCCAGGGGATCGGCGGCCCGCCATATTCGAACCGGTCGATGCGCACGACCACCCGATCGATGGCATCGGCGAGCAGCAAGCAGCCGTCCGTCTGCCCGGCCCGGAACCGGCGGTCCAGCTCGGCCAGCAGCAGGGCGCCGGCGCGCACCAGGTCGTGCCGGACGGAGTGCGGCCTCCACCGGGACTCCGCCCATGGCCACAGCGCCCCGGACTTGGTGGCGCGATAGGCCGCCTCCGGAAGCCGGAAATGGGTCTCCGCCTGATGGATGTAGGTAAGGGCGGCCAGCTCCAGTTCGCCGCGGACATACTGGTCGTCCTCGGACGGCGTGAAGCCTTCGTGGCTTTGCTGGCGCATCCGCTCGGCCACAATGTCGGCCCGGGCGGTGGAGGCGGTGGGCGTCATGCGCGTTTCCTTCCATGGGTGGAGCGATTGGCCGCGACACGCGCCCGACGGGCACGTTCCTCGGCAAGCCAGGGGTGAGGAGGGGGCAGGGCGGGTCCGAAGGGCGAGCGCGCCAGGAAGGCGGAGAAAGCGGCCGCCGCCCACCCGGGCAGGGTGACGTCGCAGCCGCGCAGCAGGAAGGTGTAGAGCAGCTGCTCGGCGCGCCGCAGGTCCTCGGCCGTCGCGTCGATCGCCGCGTCGAGCAGGCGCCGGCGCGCACGTGGCACGTCCCGATGGTACAAGGCAAGCCGTGCGCACAGCAGCAGCAGCGCCCGCGGCTCGACGTCCGGTCGAATGTGCAGGATGGCGCCGGCGACGGCGCCCGAGGTCCGCAGGTCGATCGGCCGGAAGCGCCTCACGCCGCTTCCCCGTGCATCAGCAAATCGTTGAAGTCCATGCCGGTCGGCGGCGTAGCGCGCAGGGCCTCATAGTCCCGCGCGACCAGGCGCCGGGCGGCGCGCTCATAGCGCACCTCCGTAGCGGCCGGATCCTTGCCGTCGGCATCCTCCAACAGGACGATCCGGCGCACGCCCTCCGGCGGCAGCAGGCCAGCATCGCCGAGATCGGGGTATGGGGTCGGCAGGTAGCGCCCGGGCAGGTCCGGATGCGGGGCGCCGCGGCGGGTCGGGTCGCCCCGGCCGCTGATGTTGCCGAGGCTGCCGCAGGCATGCACCGGCAGCTCGGGGCAGGCGACGCGGACAGACAGCCCGGTCTCGATTCCCTCGGCCCACCCCAGCGCCGGGCCGGACACCGGCGCCAGCCAGATCGAGGCGCCGGCCGACAACCCGAACATCTTCTTGGCCGGCAGGAATTCGCCGGGCGCCTCCGGATTGGGGATCCGCGCCTTGCCCGACCCGTCGGGCGCCAGCCAGGTCACATGCACGCCGACGATCCGCTTGCTCGGCAGGCACATGGCCGCGACCATTGCCGGCCATGTGCCGAGGACGCGGGTTGGCCGGGGCTTGCCGTCGGTGCCGCCGGGCGTCGAATACTGGTAGGCAAGCTCCCGCGAGGCGCGGATCGTGGGCGGGATACCGCCGATGCGGTCCAGTGCAATCCCACGTGCCTCGCGCAGGTACGTCTCGACCGCGGTGCCGGCGGCCTCGCTGGTCGCGCGCCAGTGCCTGACGGCCCGGCGGATTTTCTTGTGTTTCTCTTCGGCCTGTTCCTCGACCGTCGGCCGCGCCGCCATCGGGCGCAGCGGCTTCCGCTCGACGCCCGGCCCGGCCATCATGCCGGCATCCTCGGCGAGTTGCCGCACGGCCACCTGAAAATCCAGGCCGTCATGACGCATCAAAAACGCGATCGCGTCGCCGTTGGCGCCGCAGCCGAAGCAATGCCAGTAGCCCTTTTCCTCGACCACCGTAAAGCTGCCCGTCTTCTCATTGTGGAAGGGACAGCAGGCCAGATATTCGCGGCCGGCCCGCGTCAGCGGCAGGCGCTTGGCCACCAGCTCGGCCAGAGACGTCCGGGCGCGCAGCTCCGACAGGAATGCGGGCGAGTAGCTCATGGCGTCACCCGGCCGCCGGCAGGTCGGGGGCAAGCGACCATTCATACGACGCGAAATGGTCATCCTCGACCTTGACCTCGCGCAGCAGTGCGATCGACCGCTTGCGGTTGGGCAGGACCTCGACCCACCCACGCTCGCGCAAGCCATGCACGAGGCGGTGGACGTTGGATTTGACCAGCCCGAGCTCGGCGCCGATCTCGGCATAGGTCGGGCAAACGCCCGTCGCCCGGGTCATTTCGGCAATGGCATAGAGGCAGTCGCGCTGCCGCGGGGTCAGGCCATAGGCGCGCATGAATGGGCTCCCTGGAAAACGATCAGCAGGCGGGTGGTGTCGTGGCGGGGCGAGGCTTCGCCGGCCTGGTCGAGCAGGTATGCGGACAGCAGCAGGTCGCTTAGCCGGTCATGGACCGTTGACCACGTCGGTCGCCGGCGCCGGGCCTCGCGGCGCGGCAGATAGGGCAGCAGCGCCGCCCACAGCTGCGCCACCGGACGGCCCGAAGCCTCCATCAGGACGAAGGCGGCGATCCGCGCATCGATCTCGCTGAAGCCCGCGGCCGCCATCGCTCAATCCTCGATCAGGCCAGCGATCACGGCGGCGCTGGTCGGCACCACGGTCCGCGACGGCCGGAAAGCCGTCTGCGACCGGATCGTCTCAGTCACGCTCTGCGCATAGGCCAGCAAAGCCACGCGCAGCGCCGCGAGGTCGCCGCGGCCGGCCAGCAGGTCGACCGCCCGCTCGCGCAGCACGCGCAGGGTGGCGGGGCCCTCGCCGGTCAGCGCGTCGACCGCGGCCTGCAGCCGCGCACGCTCGAGCTCGACCTGCCGCTTGCCGGACAGCAGCACCGCATTGACAGCCATCATCAGCTCGCGCTCGCTGTCGGTCATGCCCGCCACCCCTCCTCGAAGGCCATGCCCGAGGGCGTGTCGCGCAGCCAAGGATTCGCCTCGATGGGTTGCCCGCAGGACCGCAGGAAGCGGCCGAGGTCGGCGGGCGAACGCCGTTCGCGTGCGGCGAGGCGACCGACCAGCCAGCCGAACCGCCACCACCGCGACCGCGGCGCGTTGTTCGGCAGATCGACGACACCCGAGGCCATGGCATCCGAGCCGGCGGCATAACCGGCGAGATAATCGATCATTCGCAGATTCGGCATCCGCTCCAAGCCATCGGCTGCCACCATGGCCGCATCCCGAACAAACCCAGCCATCCCGCACCCTCCCTGAAATAGGCTGTATGTCCTAAATTGGGTACATATGCGCGTATTACGCAACTGTGTTCCTATACCGTTTTGGAATTCGGCGAGCGCGTCCGGACCTGCTCGGCCTTTGCGATTAGCTCCGCCGGGGTCACGTCGCGGTCATTGAGCAGCCAATCGTTGAAAACCTTGACCACCGTGAAGCCGCGCGACCGCAGGAAAAGGACAGCGGTTTCAAGCGGATCAGACGCCGGCGCGGCCGAGACGGGCGTTTCACCCGTCCACAACGTCCAGCGACCGCCAATGGCAACGCGGCGCTTGCACCCGCGGGATTCGACTTCGATGCGGCCGTCGTCGCGCAGCTTGCCGACCAGCGAGGCGACAATGGGACCGCCGAAAAGGCCGATAGGCTCGCCAAGGTCGACATTTCGCGGACAGGGCAGTCCCTTTTCGACTGCCGCCTGCAATTGGGCGAATATCGCTTCCAGCGGATCAGTAGCCTGCCCCTGATCCGGCGATGACATCACCGGCACGTCGGCAGAAACAGGATGTGCGCGCGCTTCGGTTAGTGGATCTCGATAGGTCCGGCCCGGCTCACCCGGTTCGAGCTCGGGGAGCCAGTCACGCGCGGCACCCTCATTGCCGAGGCCGAGGTCCTCCAGGTCGATGCCACGCTCGGCCACCACCTCTCCCGGACCGCGAAGGAAAGCCACTGGGGCCGCGCCATTGACAACGAAAGCCTCCAACTGCCGTGCTGCGGCGACCAGGTCGTCGACGCTGCGGAAAGTGGCGACACGAACATCGGCGATGCACAGCAGGTTGTAACGCTGTTCGACGGTAAGGGCATTCATGGCTCGGTCTCCTCGGCTTGCATGGGCAGCGGGAAAAGGGGCGGGAGGCATGTGCTGGTCAGCAGCTGCGACTTGAGGGCAGTGAGCCCCTCGATCGTCGCGTCGATTGCCGCCACCGCTTCGTCCCGCTCCCGGGGGTCGAGGGGTACCGGCCTGTGGGCATTCTCGGCTCGGTCAAAAAGCTTGCAGAGCGCGGCAGCCGTCCGGCCGTACAGCGCCGTGACGTGCGAGGCCTGATGGAGGAGGTGCGCGGAGTGCGCCACCGGTGCCCGCGCCTCGGCCGAGCGCAGCAGGAACGGGAGGGCGAAGACTTCGCCTCGGCCGCCAACCCGATTCATCATCACCGAAAGCTTGAGGACGGTTTCAAAGGGGAGGGCCGGGAACCCGCGGCTGCTGTCGCTGGCATCGCAGCCGGCATAGACCGCCGACTTCGACAGGCCAGTGACTTCGGAGACTTCCTTGACGCCGAGCGCGTTGACCGCGGCCGTCATGGCGTAGGACAGGCTTTCCGGCTTGTTTCGGTTGATCAGGCGGGCCGCCGGGCGGGTCACCCGCTCGACGGCGCCGGCGAGCTCGACCCTGTTGTGGAAAGGCAGTCCGACTTTCCACAAGCTTTCGCGCCCGCGCTGATCCACGGTTTCCGTGTCAACTGCCGGAGCCACCCCGACATGGTCGCCCCCCTCACCCTCTCCCGCCAGGATCGCGCCCGTCTCGTCATTGACGGACTGGCCGGTTTGATCAACGACTTCCCCGACGATGGGCTCGCCCTCTGGGCGATGATCCAGGAGCTGCACGTCCTCGCCGGGCTGCCGACGGAACAGGTGGGCGGCCCGATCGCCAAGGCGCCCTAATGCCGGCGAGGTCATGCGCATGCGTTGTCTCCCGCCAGGGTGGGCAGGAAGCCGTCCGGCACCGCGAAACCTCTGCGTTCGGCGATCTGCGCCACCAAGAAGCGGTGCGCACGGGGAACTCCGCGGCGCACCCAGTTACTGACACAGGGCACGGTCACCCCAAGGCCGGCGGCGACGACGCTGACACCCAAGGCCTTGACCAGCGCCCCGCCGGCAGGGTCGCCCTTCACGGCTTGCGGATTTGCGATTTTGAGGAGGGACGTCGACATAGAGCCTCGGGGTTGGTACCTCGTTCGCTCAATAAAGTTCACACTGCGTTGACTGCGTCAAGAGGGTCGCGGCGTTGACTGACACGCCAAAGGGGCTGGGGCAGAGTGCGTTCGTGAACTACCAGCCCCGCCACCCACTCCAGAGCCGACAAGAAATCGGTCGCCGCTTGCGCGCGACCCGAGAGGCTTTGGGCGCGAAACAGGGTGAAATGGCGGAGATGGTTGGTGTAACAAAGCAAGCTTGGTCCCAGTACGAAGCCGGAAACAGGCGCCCTGACCTGACGCCGATGTTGGCTTTCTCCGATCGCTTCAACATTTCCCTTGATTGGATTTACAAGGGAAACCCGGCGCAACTGCCGTACACTTTGACCAACCAGATCGCCGAGAAACTCGCGGCTATGCCGGACTGACGATCCAGTCAGCTAAGGCAACTGGCGGCGGCAAATCCTGCTCACATTCGTTCGTGTTCCCGGCGATCTACGCCAGACCCGCATACGTGGAAACGCATTCCGTGCGTTTCCGACAATCCCCTGTTGGGTCAGTTTCCACCGACCCCATCGGTAAAAAGTCAACACTGCGTTGACAAATCTTTCGGATAGTTCACACTGTGTTTACTCGCGAACGCCGTTCGCAGCAAGCGAGCATCCGAAAGGCCTCCGCCATGACCCTGCATGCCGAGCCCGCCCTCACGGCGGAAAGCACCCCTGCGCCAGCTGCCCGCACCCGCGGCGCCAGGAAATCCGCGCCCCTCCCCGACGCACCGCCGCCAGCCCCGGCGCAGCCCTCCGTCGCCCCGCCGGCACCGGCCGCCGGAGAGGTCGAGCTCATCCACATCAAAGCGCTGATCGCCAGCCCGCTTAACCCTCGCAAGAGCTTCCCCGAGGACGAGATCGCGGAGCTCGCCGACAGCATCGCCGTGAACGGGTTGCTGCAGCCTCTGACCGCCCGCAAAGCCGTCGACTACCTTGAGAACATCCCGTCGGCGCGCGAAGTCTACATCGGCGGCCGCCGCCTGCGCGCCCTGGAAAAGCTGTTCGCCGAAGGCCGGTGGCCGCTCGACCGGCTGCCCGACCATCGCGTGCCGGTGATCCGCCGCGACGTCGGCGACTTGGAGCTGCTGCAGATCGCCGTCGCCGAGAACGTCAACCGCCAGGACATGCATCCCCTCGAGGAAGGCGACGCCTTTTCCCTGCTGCGGCAGCGCGACAAAAGCACCGAGGAGATCGCCGCCGCCTACGGCAAAACCAAGCGGTGGGTGGAGCTGCGCATCCAGATCGCCACCGGCCTCGACGACGAGACCCGCGCGCTGTTCGCCGCCGGCACGATCAACATGGAGACCGCCCGCATCCTGGTGCGCCTGACCCCGGCCGAGCGCAAGGGGATCGTCAAGGCGATCGAGAAAGGCGACGTCGGCTATGAGAACGGCGAGGAGATCAAGCGGCGCATCGCCGAAGGGCTGCCGGAGGTCTCCAAGGCGATCTTCGACCTCAACCTCTACACGGGCGAATACACCGTCGGTGGCCAGCACAGCCAGACCAAGCGCTTTTCCGATGTCGAGCAGTTCCGCGAGCTGCAGACCGCCGCGATCGGGGCGAAAGCGGAAGAGCTCGCCCGGCAATGGGCCTTCGTCGAGCAGGTCAAGCAGAAGGGCAATTACTTCATCTCGTCCGATTACGGGTTCGACCGGATGTGGGGCCGCGCCGACCCTGCCGTGCATGGGGCTGTGATCGCCGTCCGCGCCGACCTCTCCGTCGAAATCGTCGAAGGCGTGTGCCGGGGCAAGGCGCCGCCGGTGCCGACGAAGGCCGAGGCGAAGGCCTCCGGCGACGCCGTCGCTGCGATCGGCACCAGCTGGCGCGAGCATGCCCATCGGTGCAAGACGGTGGCGCTGCAATCGTCGATCCTGCGGACCGGGCATCGTGCCGCCCTTGAGATGGCCATCGTCGCCTTGCTCGGCGATGGGACGATCGCGAAGATCCGGACGGAAAGCACCGGGCCCGAAGGCCGCGCAGTCGCTCCGGAAGTGGCCATGCACCTGCAAGCCTGGCGGGACCGCCTCGGCCCCACTGCCTTCGATACGCTTGATCCGGACCGTAGAGACGGACAGTTTTTGTCTTTCAGGCCGGGATACAAGGAGGTCGACCTTAAGCCGCGCGCCGGCATCTATGAGGCGATCGGCCAGCTATCCGACGTCGAGGTCGCCAATCTGTTCGACGCCCTGGTCGCTTCCCGCTGCGGATCTTGGGCGCAGTACGGGGCCGACGGCCCCTCGCTGGGCGACCGCCCCCTCGCGATCATGGCGGCCCGGCGCTATCAGGTCGACATGGCCGAAGCTTGGCGGATCGACGCGGACTATCTGTCCAAGCTGCAGCGCGCGGACCTCCTCGCCCTCGCCCGCCAGATCAACGCCTGGTGCAAGGCCAACCGCCGCTATGGCCTGCCGATCGGCGAGGAGACTATGGCCGGCTACAAGGTCGCCGACTTGCGCGATACCATCGCCCGCCACGTCGCCGACCAGGATGTGCGACTTGTGCCGGCGGAAATGACCTTCGCGCCTGAAAAGACGATCATGGCCAGCCTCCGCGCTGCCGCGCACCTGGCGCCGAAGGCGGCGGAGCCGCAGCAGCTCGACATCGTCGACGCGATCAACGCCGCCAAGAGCAAGCCAACAACGGCAACGGTGCGGTGGATCAAAGCGAAAACTCTGGAGCTCCAGCACCTGGTGAACTTCGTAGCAGCGGAGCTGCCCCAGCATCCGGATTTCGGCAAGCCCGAGATTTACCTCGCCGCCGATGGCGCCCGCCTGCTGCTCGACGCGGCGAAGACCTGCCCGGGCGAATACTGGATCATCGGAATCGAGGGACGGCACGGCGATGCCACTCCGGACGAAATGGCCTCGGTCATGCGCGGGTGGCTGCAGAGCGTCGGGCACCCACCGGCGCCGGCCGCGCCGCTTGTCGACCAGCCGGCCGAGGCCGACGCGGCGATCGACCAGCTGTTCGACGACAGCCAGATCGAGGAGGAGGAGGAGGAGAAGGAGCCGGTGAAGCTGCAGACTTTCGCCTTCGTGATCTCCGAGCATGCCGACCTGTCTGGCGTGCTTCTTGACAGCTTCGCCGACGCCCTGCCCCGCCACCCGGATTATGGCCAGTCCAAGATTACCATTCGCGGCGCCGGCCCCACCCTCCTCGGCCTGACCTGCGACACGGTCGACAATGAGGAGAATGGTGATCCGGATCTCTATCGGATCACCTATTTCCATGATGGCGTGGCCAGCATCCAAGGGATGCCGATGCCGGCCGACAAGGTTGAAAAAATCATCACGGATTGGCTCGCCAGCCTGACCACCTGCAGCGCGGAGGCGGCGTAATGGCCGGCCCCTTCGTCTCCGAGGGCGACCTGCGGCGCGCCCTCGCCCTGGTGATCGCCTACCATGACGCCGGCCGGCCGATGACATCGGTGCAGCTCGGCGAGGCCATGAACCTGTCGGCCGAGGGCGGCCGCCTCCGGAGCCGGCATCTTGCCGACCGCGGCCTGGTCGAGATCAGGCACGAGAAGGGCGCCAACCGCATCTATCCAACCTCAGGCGCCCGCATCCTCGACCTGCCCCGGGTTGAGGATGCGACAGCGCCGGCGAAGCGGCAGCGCCCCTGCATGCGGTGCCATCAGACCATCACCAGCGACGGCCCCCACCATCGCCACTGCAACCGCTGCAGGGAATCGCTGGCCAAGCTTTCCGGCAGCGGCTGCTTTGCGTTTTGAGGACGCCTCCATGACCGATACGACCATCGCCGCGATGCCCTGCGCCGTCCCCGGCTGTGATCATCCCGCCACTGCCGGCGACCGGTGCCGCGCGCCTGCCCCTGACATGCTGTCGCTCGCCCCGGAAGATCGCTGCGGCGACTGCGGCGCCCACCTCCTGGTCGACACCGACGGATGCTGCCCCTGCTGTGGCGCCGGCTGATCATGACCCGCCCACTCTGCGGCGATTGGGGCTGCCCGGCCCGAGTGTCCTGTCTCCACCACCTCGGCCGCTCGCCCGACCGCGCCAACTTCGACGATCCGCCGGCCACCTGCCGGCCGCCCCGGCCGACGGGGGCGGATAGCTGCCGGCACTACCATTACGACGCGCCGGCGACGTGGCTACTGATCGGGCCGTACCGCCACCGATAGCGCAATCGCCGGTTTGCCTGCCTAAAGGGCAGGCAAACCCAATCTCCGCCACGCCGCCTGCGCCTCCCGCTTTCCCTTCTGCCGCCGCACGGCGGCAACCTGCCTGACGGCGTCCAGCATGGGGAGCCCGATCGGCGCGTTCGCCTCGACCGACGCCAGGAGCTTGGGAACGCGTTCGAAGGCCGGCACGCCGAACCATTCCCGCCCAAGCAGAGGCGGCGCCAGACGGGCGAGCAGGATCGCCTCGACTGACGCCGCGTTGGGCAAGGGCGGGGTGCAGCCGATCATCAGTGGCCGGGCGCCGTGGTGACGGTCCATTTCGGACACGACCGAAGCGACGCGCCGCCGCGGCTTGGACGAATACCCCACCTTCACCAGATCGTTCGAGAACAGAACCGCATAGACGACGCCCGACCCGCTGGGCAGGTCGGGCGGCAGGATGGCGTACGCGCGGGCCGGCGCCGCCACCCTCCAACGGATCACGGCACCGCCGGCTGGTCGGGCAGAAGCTCGACCGGCACCCAGCTTGCCCGCGAGCTTCTCGGCCCGAACCGCACCACCCGCTGGTCTTGCAGGATCCCAGGCAAGCGCGCCAGCACGGCCCGCCACCCGCTATTGGCCCATGGCGTGGCGGCAAAGACCCGCTCCAACGCCGAGTGCTGGTTGGCGATCACCAGACACTGCCGGCCGGTCGCCACGTGGGTGGCCAGGAACATGCCATGCCACCGGCCGTCCCACCCCGTCGGCGGGGCCGGAGAACGCCGCAGCAGATGCGACAGGCACTCAGCCGCCCGCTCGGCCGCCTCAACATCCGTTGCTGCCGGCTCCACCGCGTCCAGGCCGAGCGGCGGCAGCGGCGTCCGTGCCCACATGCGGCGAGCCGCTTCCCGTCCGGCGACCAGCCGGGCTTCACGCACCATTTCAAGCCAGATCCGGTATTCCTGCTCGGCCCGGCCGGGATAGTCGGTTTCGACGGCGGGCGTCGCGTCGTCGTCCAACGCCTCATCCGCCGCCGGCATCTGGTACCGGCCGGTGCGACGGATAGAGGGCAGGACTTCGGCAGTGACCCATTTCTTGAAGCGCTTCGCAGCCGGCTTCCGACTGGTCAGGATCAGGCTGTAGAGGCCGGACTCGTTGATGATCACCATTTTCTGGTCGCCGCCGGGGGTGCGGATAGTATCCGCATCCCTCTCATCCTCGTCCAAACGTCGCACAGCATCGTCAGTGCGGCCGATTTCCAGAACCTTTGCAACATCGGCGGCAACAAACCATGCCTCGCCTTCGGCGCGCATGAGGACGCGCACGTTCAAGCCATCAAAATCGAAGGGGATGATATCGGTCATGACCCTACCTCTCAGGCCCAACGGGCGATCTGCATTCCGGCTTCCATCGGCTGCATGATGTATCTGTGACCGGCGGATAACTCAACCGCCAGTACGCATGCGGAGTCGTACTCATCCTGCGACGCGACCACAGCGGCATCAATCTCCAGAGCGGCGAGGCGTGTTTCCAGAGTGGCGGCGGTCATACTGCGGCTCCTTCCAGGATGGCGAGGCAAGTGTCCAGCGTCGGCAACGCGAGTCCGTCGGCCGAGCCGGACAGCATCTCTTCGCGCAGAACCCGCAGCTTGGCCGCCACGTCGCCGGGGCCGGTCGCCGGCTCGGCAGCGATCTGGTCATTCGTTGCGGCAAGGTCGGCCACCAGCCGGTTGAACCTGGCCTCGTCGCGCTCTCGGTTCAGACGGGCCATCAAGTCTTCGCGCACAGCCTCCAACCGCTCGATGGGGCCAGGGCTGGCGGCGCCCGAGCGGCTGACTGAAAGGGCCAGAGCGGCGAGGAGGCCACCAGCGGCGGCCTGGACGCTGCCGGTCAGCAGCGCGCGACGAGGCAGGGATGTGGTAGGATAGCGTTTAGCTTTGAGCATCGGGTGTCTCCGGCGCTTGAGGTTAGGCCCGGCGGGAAAGCACCACCTTCCCCGCCGGGCCGCTTCGTTGTTGCCAACTCTCCAACGTTCTCATACGATGTTGATGATCGTCAACAACATTGTATGAGGTTTTCCTACATGGCTAAGACGCACCCCCTCGGCTTTCGTGTTCAGCCCGAGGTCAAGGAAGCCTTGGAACAAGCCGCCAAGGCTGACATGCGTTCTGTCTCCTCACTGTGCGAGAAGATCCTCACCGAATGGCTTCAAGAGAGAGGCTTTCTTGCAAAGCCTTGATCTGCAAGGCATTGAAAAAGCTCAATCGTAGCGATTCGTTACGTTTGGGAATGCTAATGCTAGCCCCGCCCGCTCATGGAATGACGGCCCTTCCAGAGTGCAGCCACTGTTTGAAGGGCAGGGCATCCGCGCGTTCCAAATCGACGGAGATCCGTGGTTCGTCGGCAAGGACGTGGCGGAGGTTTTGGGCTATGCGGACCTGGACCAAGCACTTCGAAATCACTGTAAAGCATTGAAAATGCTTAAATCCGTCGAATTGACGGATTGCACCCTGCGTATTGTGCAGGGTATGACCGCGCGCAGACGATCATGAGACGCCAATCGGCGCGGGGCATTCGCTCCGCGCCGATTGGCTTTTTGCACTCAAAACGAGAGGCATCTCATGACCGTTGTTATCACCCGTGCGCTGTCCGACGACGCCGGGATCAACGCCGGCACACTGCCGGCTTGCGTGCCGCACGCCTTCGCTGCCCTGCAAAACCGGCTGGAAAGCAAGGGGGTGCGCCTGTTCCTGTCGAGCGATTGGGGCGGCCTGGAGCGTGTGAACGCCAGGAATGTCAATGCGTGGTTCCCGTTGCTGCCCCACCCGCACTCCGCACCTGCCCATTGGATCGGTGCCGTCGACAGCTCCGGCGACATCGTGGCGACACAGGGCGCCATCCTTCTGGACTGCACCGCCAAGAGCTTTGGCGAGCGCCTGGGGGACCTGTCCGCCTTCCATGACCTTGGGACTGCACCCCCGGACGAATGGTGCTTCTGCGCATCGGAAGCCGCATTCGACACGCGGGGGCGAACGGCGTTCGTAACTTCCGGATGGGTTGCGCCCCATTGGCGGGGGCGGGGGCTGTTCCACCCCATGGCCACATTGATGCGGCTGGCGTGCCTGTCCTTATGGGACGTGCATTGGTGGGCCGGCCTCGTTGAAGAGGAAACCGTGCCTGTCTGGAACGCCGCCGGCGCGGGACGCCGCCGGCTGGAGCCTCGCCCCACCATCCTCTATCAGCAATCCGGCGTCGCCCGCTGCCCGCTGCACCTTCTGCGCTTCAGCCGCGCCGGGGTGCTTCTGGACGCCGGCGTAACGGTGGAGCGTGCGCGCCTGACCGCCTAA